CATTTTTGCCGCCGGCGCGCGGCGCTTGCAGATGACGGAATCCATCGAGCTGACGATCCAGTCGCTGCAGGCCTACGGCGCGGAGCATGAACACTGGGGCATTGCCTGGTCGGGCGGAAAGGACTCTAGTGCGACGCTTACGCTGGTGATGTACCTGCTCGACGCCGGGAAGATCCCGAGGCCGAAGACGCTGACGGTGTTCTACGCTGATACCCGGCAGGAACTGCTGCCACTCGCCGCATCGGCCCGCCAGATTATGGACGAGCTGGAAGAACGTGGCGTGCCCGTGGAAGTGGTGACCGCACCGCTGGACGACCGTTTCATGGTCTACATCCTAGGGCGCGGGGTGCCGCCGCCGAACAACAACACCCTGCGCTGGTGCACCGGTCAGATCAAGATCGAACCGATGGAAGAGGCGCTACGCCGCCGCCTGGAGCAACTCGACGGCCAGATCCTGATGATCACCGGTGTGCGCCAGGGCGAAAGCGCTATCCGCGACCGACGCATCGAGATGAGCTGCGGGAAGGACGGCGCCGAGTGCGGCCAGGGCTGGTATCAGCAGGTGCTGCCCAACGCCAAGGGCCTGCGCGGTCGCATCGCGACACTGGCGCCGCTACTGCACTGGCGCGTATGCCACGTGTGGGAATGGCTCAAGCACTGGGCGCCGACGGCGGAATTCGGCGACTGGAGCACGGCCGCGATCGCCGACGCCTATGGCGGCGACGAGGCAGAGGAGATCAATGCGCGCACGGGCTGTGTCGGCTGTCCGCTGGCGCAGGAGGATTCCGCGCTCGACACCGTGCTGAAGAATCCGCAATGGGTTTACCTGCGCCCGCTGAAGGGAATCAAGGAACTGTGGCGCGAGCTACGCGAACCCCAGCACCGACTCCGCAAGTCAGGCGCCGAACGCTTGAAGGACGGCAGCATCGGTAAGAACCCGCAGCGCATGGGGCCGTTGACCCTCGAAGCGCGCCTGATGGGGCTGGAGCGGCTTCTGGCGATCCAGGCCGAGGTTAATGCGGCCGCGATCGACCAGAGGCGGCCGTTGATGGACATGATCAACGCTGAGGAAGAAGCGCGGATCCGCGAGCTGATCGCGCTGGGGACCTGGCCGAACAAGTGGGACGGCACCGAGCCGGTGGCTACCACAGTGATGGATGTCGTCTACCAGAACGGCGCGGTGCAGCCGCGGCTGTTCTCGGAAGCAGGGACGGAGTAAGAAAGGAATAAAATGAGTGCGATTTTCGAACTTCAGTTACCATCGGAGACGCTCGAGCCCGACGAGATATGTAAAATCTCAGGGTGCAAACGCGATGGCGACCAGGTCGAATGGCTCAAGAAGAATGGCTGGCTATTCTTCCAGAACCGAGCTGGTGCGCCCATCGTCGGGCGCCTCTATGCCAGGCTGAAGATGGCCGGGATTAATCCTGCCGCACTGGTCGCACCCGAAACATCGGGCTGGCAACTCGACGTGTCCCGAGTGAAATAAACAAGATAGGCAATGCGACCGAAGACATCAGGCGTCAAGCTGCCGCCGCGCATGCTGGCCAGGAAGCGCAAGCTCAAGTCCGGCGAAGAATGGGTGGGCTACTACTACAACGGGCGGAATCCGGACGGCAAACGCGTCGAGATCTCGCTCGGCACCGACCTCGCCGCAGCGAAGCGCAAATGGGCGGAGCTGGAGTGCAAGCCTGTGCCCGAGGACGCCAGTCTGATGTCGTACGTGTTCAGCAAATACGAGAGCGACATCCTGCCGACCAAGGGCGCCGGCACACAGCGGGTCGACCGGGGCTACCTGCGCCAGCTACGCGCAGCATTCGACAAGGCGCCGGTCGACGCCATCAAGCCGTCTGACATCGCGCGCTACCGGGACGCCAGGTCGGCCAAGGTGAGCGCGAATCGAGAGATCACCCTGCTGTCGCACGTCTTCAACATGGCGCGCGAGTGGGGTTTTACGACCCGGGAAAACCCGTGCCGCGGCGTGCGGAAGAACAAGGAGCGTCCGCGCGATTACTACGCCGAGGATGATGTCTGGAAGGCCGTCCACAAGAAGGCAGTACGCGAGCTGCAGGACGCTATGGACCTGAACTACCTTACCGGCCAGCGCCCTTCGGACGTGCTCAAGATGACCACCCACGATATCCGCGACGACGAGCTGCGCGTCCGGCAGAACAAGGGCGGCAAGCTGCTGCGGATCCGGCTCACCCACGACGGCAAGCGCACCCAGCTCGGCACGCTGCTCGACCGCCTGGTCGCGCGCGCCGAGGGGCTGAAATCGCGCTACCTGGTGACGGACGACAGCGGGCAAAAGCTGAGCTACTCGATGCTGCGCCGCCGCTACGACAGCGCGCGCTCTGCGGCGGCGGCCGAGGCGGCGGAGCGCGAGGACGAGGAACTGGAAGCGCGTATCAAACAGTTCTGGTTCAAGGACATCCGCCCGAAGGCGGCCAGCGAGATCGTCGATCTGCGCGAGGCCAGCGACCTGCTCGGGCACACGAACACGGCCATTACGAAGCGTGTGTATCGCCGAAAAGGCGAGGTCGCGAAGCCCACGAAATGAGGCCAGTTGCGGAAAGCGTTTCCGCAACCTCCGCGCTCAGCGGCATGCATAAATGGATCGGCTTAGAAAAACACAAGCAAAATCAGCAACTTGGCGGAAGCGGTGAGATTCGAACTCACGAACGGGTTCCCCCGTCGGCAGTTTTCAAGTCTAAGGATAAATCAATACAAATCAATTACTTAGGCTATCTTTTATTCCGCATCTTAGCCATTTTCAACTTGATTTTTGCCTTATTTTTCAAGGCCCTGCAAATCAGTTGCGGAAACGATTTTCGCCTGCTTCAGAGCCTCGGCTGCTCCTTCACCACCGGCTCTTTCTCCAGCTCCTGCAGCATTGATTCAGCCAGCGTTCTGGCGATCGATGAGGTCGGCGCCTGGCGGAAATAGTCGTGCGATCGAAGGAGAAGTGCGCGCATGCGCTTGATCTCCCAGAGAAGCGCCCGGACATCGGCCGAGTTGGGATTGCGGTCCTGGATGACGCGGAGCTGTTCGCGGGTAAGCGGGTCTTTCATGCGGCCGAGTGTAGCACTGTTGACCGGGCTCATCGGCGACCGGCGCAGCGGCGGCACCATGTCCGCATGAACACCGACCGCCCCAACACCACTCTTGCCGCCGCCGTCGAGCAGGCCCAGGCGGTCGCCGATGAATACGGCGTTCAGGCCGCCGCGCGCTTTCTGACCGAGGCCGGCGCAGGGTTCGCGCTCGCGTGCCGTGTGCTGGGCGAGCCTGGCCGGCGCCGCACCCTTGAGGTACCGCCGAGCAGCAGTTGACCGCTGCCAAGTTGTCGTAAACCTAACTCTGCGACCATGCCTCATCAATACCCACGAGGCGGCAATGATCCACAGGCGCTACCATATCAGGGACGGAGCAAAGACCGCGGCAGGCGGCACCGTAAGGGCGTCGATCGCCTGGTACAAAATCGACGGCATCCCGGTCGCCCTCGAGGGTGACCCGGTCGACTGCCCGGCGTGTGGCACAACAGGCAAAATCCAGTGCGTGATGCCGAGGCTGCCCGACGACCTGAATGGCAAGCAGATCGCGCTGAGCGACGATCTGTGCATCTGCCAGTGCAGCCCAGCCCCCAGGCTCATTGCGGAGCAGACCGTCAAGTGCCAGTTCATCCTGACCGCAGATGAGGAGCCGACCGGCGCCGCGCAGGCGCGGCAAACAACCACCGCGGCTCACCATTTCGACGAGCAACCACGGCTTGTGGCGCCGCCGATCGAGGGCCTGCCCTTCTACATCGAAACACGGGACGGCCGCACCTTTTCAGGTCGCGCCGGCGCCGCCGGGCTGCTGCCGCGTGTCGCCACCGAAGGCGAAGAGGATTACCACCTCTACTGGGGCGATGAGGCGCTGGCCAGGATGAGCGGGGAGACGGCGCATGGCTAGGGTACTGACACAGCAGGCCAGGATCCGGACCAACCCGACGAGGGATTCCGTATGCAGCATTCAGGTCGAGGCGGTGACGTTCGCGAAGCTATGGGCCGCGTACCCGGGCGGCCATCCCTACGTCGACGCCAACGGCAAGACGCCCGCCGGCTATGAAAACCAGTGCGCGATCAACCTGAGTGCGGCGATCCACGGCGCCGGCATCGAGATGCGATCGTTCCAGGGCGCGACCGTCACGCTGCCGAGCGGGCGCAGGGCGGCAACGTCCGCCAGCCAGCTGGCCGCATGGTTACGCCGGCAACCGTTTTGCGGCCTGCCCCAGGCGCCCGAGAACGTGGCCGGCGACAAATGGCAGAGCAAGATCAAGGGCAGGACCGGCATCGTCTATTTCGAGCACTACTGGGCGCGCAACGAGGCCGAGAAAGCGGCAGGCAAGCCAACCGGTGACCACATCGACCTGTGGAATGGCACGCGGCTGACGGCGGTGGGGTGGGAGTTCTTTTCGGCCTTCGGCCGGAGGCTGGGGATCAACGCGATCGGCGCGGGCACCGATTGGGGCTATTCCGATGTGCGGAAGGCGCGGGCGATCCTGTTCTGGGAGGTGAAGTGAGGCGCGCTGCGGCCAGTGCCGCAGGGTTTGTGTTTGGCGTGTTGCTGACGTGGCTCTGTCTCTACGTCTTCAGCAATGCAGCGTGGCGGCGCACCGAGGGCGTGCCGGTCGGAGGCTGCCTGGACAGCGGAGTTTGCACCTGGTGGGCGCTACCGATGTTCCTCGGCTACCTGTTCCTGTTGCCCATACTGTTCGGCGTCTTGAACGGCGTGGCATGGCGGCGGTGGCCGGTCCGGAAATGGGGGCGCTGGTTCCTGACCCTGGTCATTCTTACGATCGGGATGCACCTGGCGAGCTACCTGTAACCCGGCCCGCCGGCCAGGTGCCTGCGCGGCCGACCAGCTCCTCGCTCGCGCGCCGGGCATGGCCCTGGTATGCGCACAGCACGCGCGCGCTGCGCGGGCCGCAGCCGCAGCGCAGCTGCAGCGTGGGAATGCCGGCGACGGCGCCGCTGGCCAGATAGGGCGCGGTACCGCAGGTGCAGGCGAACACGCTCACGGCAGGCCCTCGATCTTGACCGTGCGCGGCGCGTCCGCGATCGTGTAATGCTTCGGCGACTTGCCCGCGTGCTGCGCCTGCAGGCGCGCGACGTGCGGCGTCAGTTCGGTGATCGCGCGGCGGTAGCCGTTCGGGAAGTCGCGGTCATCGATCAGCTTGCCGGCGTAGCCAGCGCGCACCAGGATGGCGAGGCAGGCCAGCGCATGGCCCAGGTGCGGGATACCGCTGTCGGGATCGGCTTCCTCGCCGACGAACCAAGCATTCAGGTGACGCTTGGCGGCATCGTAGTAGATGCTGGCGCGGACTTCGGTGGCGGCGAAGTTGCCGCGACCGTACTTGCCGGCGCCGTCGAGCAGGCCGATGGCGCCAAGGGCGGTCGCCTCTTCCGGCCACAGGTGCATCGGGATCTTCGTCGAGCCGATGCTGTCCTTCGGGTTCGGGTCTTTCGCAGCATGGCTGCCGCCGAGGGGCCCAAAGGTCAGCGCTTCGTGGCTGTCGCTGAGCGGATCCGTCGCGCTCATCAGCCACGCACCCGCTGCTTGTGCTGCCGGACGCCGCGCGCCTTGCGGGCCGCGCGCTTCACCTGGGCTGCGCTGGGACCATGGCGCAGGTAGCTGTGCTGGAGCCAGCCACTCAGCAGACCCGTACCACGCCTTTGCGGCCGGACGGCGCGCGGCGCCGCGGTCTGGACGATCGGCGCCGGCTGCGTGAAACCGGCGGAAGCAGGACCCAGGCCGGCAGCCATGACTGCAAGCGCAAACAACGAATTCCTCAGCATCCCTTCTCTCCTTGAATGGTGCGCGGCCCGGTCAGCCGCGTATGAACCCACATCGACGCCATCGCACCCAGGCCCGAGCCAAGACCGATCGCCAGGACAATCCAGCCATACCCGCGGCTCGCGGTGGTGCTGATCACGTAGACTTCGCAGGCCGCCATCGCCATCGAGGTCGGCAGCACCCAGATGTACTGCTTGTGGGCGACGTTGAGTTGCTGGAACGCCTTCAGGAAGATGAAGGCGAACGCGGTGCAGAACGCGAGCAGGTAGGCTGTCATGGGGCAATCATACGGCCGGGAAATTCGCCACCCTATGCGCAGTTCAATTCACGCGGCCTCGAGCATCTCCGGCGTGACCGTATGGCGACATACCTGGCCCGTATCAGCGTGGTAGGTGATCGCGGTGCACTCGCGCTCGGACATCCAGCCGCCGCGCGCCGCGTAGGCGTCGCGCGCCGCCAGCGTCGGGTGCTGGATCACCTTGATGCCGGCGTGTTCCTTCTCTTCGCCATGGTGGCGGTGGCCGGTGTGCACGTAGCGCTTGGTCGTGTCGCCCCACACCCTGGGGAACTGCGCGGCCAGCAGCAGCGGCAGCTGGTCGTTCTTTTTCAAATGCCCGTGGTGCCAGGCCAGCATGGTGCTGCCGTGCTGGTGGACGTAATACGGTAGTTCGGAGTCGATCACGTGCACGCGCGGCTCGTTCTCGTACAGGGCCTTGAACATCGCGCGCAGCCACACCGATGACGCCAGGTCGTGGTTGCCCTCGGCCATCAGCACGACCACCTGCTCGTGCTTGGCCAGCGCGAGCGCGATCACGCGGCGCAGGATCCGGATGGCGGTCTCCACCACCTTCGGGAAGCGCCCGTCCTGGTCGAGGATATGGCCGCTGGTCGGGGTCTTCGCCTCCAGGCCGTCGCTGTGCAGGAAGTCGCCGAGCTGGGCGACGATGCCGACCCGGGCCGCCGGGCTGGCCTGCACCATGTACTCGAAGCAGCCGACCAGCGTGCGCTCGGCGATGCTCAGGTCCCAGTCGCCGTTCGGCGCCAGGTTTTCCTTGCGCCAGCACAGCGCGCCGACGTGACTGTCGGTGAGCGTGTAGACGGTGGCGAGCTTGTCGTTGGTGAGCTTTGGCGCCTTCACGGGTTTCACGCGCGGCAGTTCCTCGGCCATCGCCGCGGCGGCGCTGCGCATGATCTCGGCCATCTGGTCGGCGTCGGCGCGGGTCTTCACCCACTGCATGACCGGCACGCCATCGCGGTACAGGGTCGAGGCGCCCTTCAGGATCTGTCCGGGCGCGACCGGGTGCTGCAGGTCGAACTCGGGCGCGTAGCCGCGCGCGGCGGCGGTGGCGCGCAGGCGGTCCATCGAAGCCTGGATGGTAGTGCGGCCGACGCCGAGCGCGCGAGCGGCCGGGCGTTCGCCGCCGTGCTCCAGCACCGCGTTGAGGTGGACCAGCTGCTGGGAGGTGGCGAACTGGCGCAGCTCCGGCGTGTATTTCGGGGTTCCTGGCATGCGCTATTTCCCTTCCTGTGCGTCGGCGGCGGTCTTCACGGCGTCGTAGGCTGCAACGCAGGCCTGGAGGGCGTAGATGGTTTCGTTGCGGGTCGACCTTGCCCATTCAAGATCGCTTGCCACTCGGCCGTCGAGAGTTGCTGTTGCCGGCTCGCCTCCCGGATCCACGCCGGCAGCGCCGGCACGCTCACCCGGTTGGGCCTCAGCAGGATTGCGGGCGACGGCGATGGCGACGGACTGGCGCACGCGCCCAGCAGCAAGGTCAGACTGCAGAGCAGTGGAATGGGCTTTTTCATGGTCGAGATCCGATTTCAGTTGATCGAGGTGCGCGAGCGCGACGGCGAGCGATTCCCTGGCGCGCGCCACCTGGGCATTGATGCGCGAGAGTTCGTCCTGGACCAAGATGCGGTTCTGGGCGTCGATCGCGTCGCGGCGCGCCGATTCCTGCGCGACGCCCTGCTGGACCAGGTGGTCGCGCCAGCGCGCGCCGCCGGCGACGAGTAGCGCACACAGGACGCCGATGCCGATGCATTCGGCCAGCCAGCGCGGCATGGCCAGGCGGGCGAGGAGTGAGCCGATCATTTAAGTCCTTTCGTGCAGATGTCCCGCTCGCGCTGGCGGCGCCGGGCCAGGCCCAGCACCTCCTTGCCGCCGACGCGGTCCCACAGCAGCAGCGCATCGCAAGCACCGGCCATGTCGCCGGCCTTGGCGCGGCGCGCCATGCTCGAGCCGCAGAATGCCGGCACGCCGATGTTGTAGGCGGCGTCGACAAAGGCCACCTTCTGGCCATCGGTGAGCCGGTCCCAGGGCAGGCAGGGCTGGATGCCCGCGGCGTGCCGCTGCAGGTCGCGATCGAGTTGGGCGTCGCACTCGGCGGGCGTGTAGGTCTTGCCGGCCTGCGCGTGCTCGGTGGCGCCGTCGCAGTAGGTGAGCACGCCGCCGATGTCGCGGTAGGTCTTGAGGACCCTGCCCTCCTGTGCCGGCGTGAAGGCCAGCAGCACGGCCGCGGCGACGGTGCCGACGATGGCGGCTAGGCCCCGGCGGGCCAGCGGGTTGCGCGCCGGGTCAGCCATGGGCGGCATCCTTCGCCTGCTGGTGCGCACGGCGCGCCGCGTGCACGATGTTCGCGACCACGACTGCCACGCCGACCGCCTTGTAGATGTTGGCCGGCAGGTACTGGGCCAGCGCCGGAAGGTGCTCGTTCACACCCTGTAGGATGTCATCCGTGTAGGGCACGATCAGCAGCAACAGCAGGTGGATGCGGAGGCTAAGCGACGTCGCCGCGGCTGCCAGTCTTGCTTTCAGGTTCATCGGTAGTCCTTTCCTTCGCTTTTCCGCGGCGCGCCTTCATCGGCGCCGAGTGGTACCACTGGAAGCCCATCCAGAGGATGGACACGAGCGCCGCGAGCGGCGGCAGCGCGTTGGCAATCCAGCCGATCAAGGTAGCGCTGGCGGCGAGCACCGAGGCGGCTTCGGAGACGTGCTTGAAGTGGTCGTGCATGGGAACCCTGGAAATGGAAAACCCGCCTCGTGGGCGGGTCCGGTTGGGGCTTGAAGCAGTCATGCACGCATGAGCGCCATCTTGGGATAGTCGACCATCTGCAGGTCGATGGGGCGGATCCGCTTCATCACGCCGGGATCGAACAGCCGCGTGCCGCCGGCGAGCAGGATCGCGAACACCAGCTCGGAACACCACCAGCGAGAGTCGTCCGCCCAGTCTTCCGAATACGTGAGCGGGATGCCGACCGCGCCGGCCCAGTCGTAGCCCTTCCCGGCCTGGGCCTCGGCGAAGACGCGCGCGGCCTCGAGGTCTGGCACCTGCACCACCATGTCGCGGTAGACGACGATGCCGGCCATCACCTCGGACACGGCGCCGGCGCGGCAGCCGTGCGCCATCGAGGCCTCGTAGGCGCGCTCGCCGATGATGGCGATGGCGTGGCTGAACTGGTGTGACCCGGACAGCAGTCCGACCGCCAGGCTGAGCGGGTTGTACGGCCAGCGGCTGGTGAGCCGCACGGTGACGGCGCCCGCGGGCGCCAGCGTGCGGCCGCTGGGCTTTGCCAGCTGTAGGATCGTCATCGGATCACCATTCGATTGCCGCGATTTCTTCCGGCGTGCTCGCGGCGGCGAGCCGGGCCTTCAGGTCCTGGGCGTGGTTGAAGTTGGCGGTTCCCTGGGCCGTCATCGAGGCGTACATGGCGCGGAAGGCGTCGACGTCGGCCAGCTGGATGAAGGTGTTGTCGGTCGCCTTCCAGGCCATCGGGAAGCCCGCCGGGAATCCGCCGGACAGGGCGATGTTGTTCGCCACGCCGTCGATGTCGGAGCGGGACAGCGCGTCGCAGGCGATCTGCTTGCCAGCGTGGGGGAAGGTCGAGAAGTTCGCGGCGGCGCGCCAGGCGTTGATCTCCTCGTTCTTCGCTGCCTTCAGGGCTGCCAGCTCGACCGGCGCGCTCAACGCCGTGAAATTCCCTCCATCCCAGGCATCACCAATAGAAGCTGTTGGCGCTTCAATCAGTAGCACGCCATCGAGCATGTCGAGGGAGTCCACTTCGATGATGTTGTCGACCTGGCCGTCGACGATGATTGCTGCTCGCATGAGGTTCCCCGATCAGTATTCGATGATGACGGCGCCCGGTGCGCCAGGGTTGCCGCCGATGCCCTGAGGTGCCGCCGGGCCGCCCTGCCCGATACCTGTTGCGCTGCCGTTGTAGACGAGCGTGCTCGACAGGAACGAGCCGCCCGCGCATTGGTAACCGTTCGCGTTGAGTGTGGGGATGTCGCCAGCGATTTGTAGGTCGCCGTTCGCGCTCGTGAGCGTCGTAAATCCGCTGCCGCTGAACGAGCTAGCGCCACCCGGGCCGCCGTTTCCATTTCCGCTGCTTGCGCCCGCGCCACCGGCGCCTACGGTGGCGGTGTACACGGTGCCCGGCACAAGAGCACGCGCGGAAATGCTCGTGTTGCCGCCGATACCAGCGTTAGCGTAGTTCGCCGTGGTCGAGGTGCCGCCGCCCTGCCCCCCGTCAACGACCGTAATTTTTGCCTTGAATATCCCCGCTGGTGCGGTCCACGTCTGCGTGGAACGTATCACGATCATGTTAGAAAAACCGCTGATGCCCGCATCGCCAGCGCGCTGGAAGAACAGCAGTACCGCGTCGCCTTGGATGAACGGGTTTGCCGAGCTGGAAGCGATCGGCGTCACGGTGATATTCCGGTACCCGCTCGGCGCAGCGCGCGCCGTCACGTCAAACATCAGGAAAGTGGACGCATCACCTTGCCTGACGATGGCGATGCGTCCCTTCACCGGATTTGTGGATGAATCGAAGGTGTCGAGCACATTCGTATAGGGGTTATTCGAACCAGCGCCCAGTAAATCGAGCCGCAGAACGGTAGCCGCGTTCTGAGTTGTGCTGTTAAACCGGAGGTTTCCGTTGCCCGGGTCAGCATCAGCTGTCGAGGATAGGTCGATGGTGTAGGGGATGCTGATGCCGGCGCCGTTAAGCGACGAATTCAGGTTCGTAGTGCTTGCGTTGAACTGTGCAACGAAGGTCGGCAGGTTGGCGAAGAAAGCCGCCATGTTCGTATCGAACGTCGCTTGCGACTGCGCCTGGTTCGGCAGCTTCGTTGGGTCGAGAAAGACTGAGATTGTCATTAGACGGTCGCCTGGATTTGGAGGTTCATGGTTGATTCGGTCGGGTATGCGATTACGCTCTTAAAGCTGACGTATGGGCCGAACATGCATGCATGGCCGTACTGCGCCGCCCCGAGCCACGCAAGCGGCTT